CCTGCGGGGAATTGATCTAAAAAATAATATTCATCATTAGTTACAAAATTAGGTATACTTTTAAAAGCATAATTACTATTAACATTGAAAGATGGAATAGTTTCCCACGATCCTGTAACTTTAGGATGTATTGATGTAGTTGTATCAATATCTAGCTCTGCACCTAGTGATGTCCTAAAGGATAGTTGATCAGGGGAAGCATTTATACCATTACCTTCAATTGATAGAGGGTTCATAGTATAATCATAGAATCTAGTAGTACCTAAAGCTATACTATAGTATCTGACTTCTTGCATGTTACCTAAAAAGTTCTGATATGTAGACCCTGCTGTAAAATCTTCTGCAAAGTATGATAAATCCCCATTGGTCCATCCTACGCTAGCACTTGGAGTTTGTAATGATGCTGATGCTTTAAATCCTATTGAAGTACCATCATTCCCATTATATATCTTATTAGCTGCAAATAAGTTTATATCTTCTAAATTAGTTATCGATGATGTTGTTGATCTTTCTCTAACAATATAATTACCATCTTCACTTATAACAAAATCATAATCTGTTGGTTCTGTTACAATTAACTCAGGATCAAAGGCATTGAATCCATTATTTCTAATCATAACAGACCACCAATCTCCATCAAAGAAAGGTAAATATACACTACACGATACTTCATTTACTGTTCCTGGTTGGGAAATGTATTTTAAAGTACCATATTGGTTATATGGGTCTGGAATGGAACCATTATAAGAACCACTAGTTAAGCCTGAGCCTGTATATTCTAGTACTACTGCTTTATCTATACCTGCACTACTAGTAGTAAACCATAAAGATTGAGATACTCTTGAACCTGGGAGTCCTTCTGTTTTAAATCTAAGTTCTACTGTACCAGGTACTGATGAAATGGAACTTGCAAATTCTGAGTTGACTTCCCATTGAGTACGTATTGAGTTTATACCTTCAGTATCCCACGCATAATTAAAATTATTAAAGTAGTAATCCCAATCGTTTTCATTAACTTTGTCTTTACCACCAAATTCAGATATTCTTAATATTGTATCTGGTATGCCATAAGATGTGATTAATGCTCTTAAACCTGTTATTGTACCTTTAGTATTTAATAGATAAGGTATATTGTGGTAGATCCTTTTATATAATGATTTATTTGTATCATCCATTGATATAACATCATTAGATGCTGAGATCATTACATCTACTAATTCATAACCTGAAGGAGCAGGTGTTGATCCTGTTATGTTTGGAAATGGGAAAACACTGCCTTCGGGAGTCATCCCTAAAAAAGCTGTGTATAAATCTTTATTTGAGAAATTATTTTGGTATAATTTAACTCCAAAATCTCTAATAGCATCTGCTACCAATTCTTTAGATACACCAAAATCTAATCTATTATCTGCATTATATTTTTGAGTAACATCTTTAGTGTATAACCAAACATTATCATAATATTGAGCAACCATATCAACAAATAAATCATATTGATGGTTAGCTGAGTCTTCTCTTAAATATTCGGGTATAGCTTTTTTAAGTTGGTCAGGATTTGCATTATCATAATATGAAGAAGAAAGTAATAACCCCCCATAATTAGAATTTTGTTCATCAACACTACCTATCCAAGTTAAAGCTTGTGAACTTGTTGAAGAATATAAAACATACGGAAGTTCTGTGGTTGATTTAGGCCATGAAGTCATAGAACCACTACTGTAGTACATAAAATATTCAAACTTATCAAAGTTTTTTATTATATCTGAAATTTTAGCTTTTAGCGGGGTTATACTTGAATTTGAACTTGTAATACTATTTAAGGCATCTAATTCAGAATTATAACTTTCTATTAATTTTACTTTATATTCAAAATTTTCTATTCTAGTTTGGGCGGAACTAAAGTGAATAAACTCAGAAAAATCCGAGTAATCTACACTTATATTAATTGAAGTTTCTTCTAATAAACTATTTACTTGATCCATTGAACTTGTAGAAGCTCCATTTATTATATCAGAATATGATAAGTTTTCAGATGAGTTATTGACTTGATTTTTAACAGGGATGTTGTAATTTGGTCCTTGTATTTGTATAGTATCAGTAAAAGAAGTTGTTTCTATAGGATAAGTTACACGAAAAGCCTCAGGTTCATTTAGAGTAGTAACAATCCAAAGGTTGTCCTTTAAATCAAATTCAGAAGGTAAAGGTTCATATAATTTAACTAAAATAGTTGCATTACTAGTTTTAGGATTTTCTAATTTAATGTTATTAGCTATAATTAAATTATTATTACCAAAATTAAGATAAAAATCTACAAAGTAATCTTGATTTTCTCTAAAAGTTATAAAATCTCCTGTTTGGTTTTTAATATCTAATCCAGATAGAGTATTACTGTCTAACCTAATTTCAGTTCTATCTGAAGATATTTCTGATATAAAGAAATTTGAAAAATTATCACCTACTTGCTTTACTAAAAAGTTGTAATAAGCTACATATTCCCCAGTATTAAAGCCAGCATTGGCTATGTCAACCTCAGGAGATATATTAAATTGGCTTATTTGGTTATTATTACCTGCAGATTGACCGTCATTTAAAATATCATACTGTCTGTAATTAAGATTACTGTTAAGTATAATATTGTTTTGATTATATACAAAAAACTCTATATAACTAGTTTCTGTTAGAAAACTATTAACATCAAATTGAGACATTAATGATGTATCTTTTCCTTGGTAAGATTGGAAAGAAAAATTATTAGGACTTATTTTAACTATATCTGCCATTGTTATTCAGATTGATTTTGTTGTGCTTCTAAAAGATCCTCTCTTAATTGTGCTATTTCGTTTTGAAGTGCATCTATAAGTTCATCATTTACTTCAGCATTTACATATTCTCCGCTAGTTTTTATTAAAAATTCATGAGAGTTAGTGGGACCCAATTCAGGGATAGAATAAAATAAGGTATTGTACATATTAAAAAACTCTTGAACTGTAGGAAGTTCATTTATTTCTTCTTGTACAGATTTTACTCCTAATTGAGTAAATTCAGTATTTATGGTTTTTTTATAAGTTCTTTTATTAAAAACCTCTTTATTTAAATCTATATTTTCTGCCATTTAAAATCCATTTACAACCTTAAAATAATAACTATCGTCTAAAACCATTGTTGAATTGTTAATTGTTGTTTTTACTAAAACTTTATAATATCTTTCAGGTTCTAATCCATTCATGTAAATATCGAAATAATTTCCATTTTCATCAGAACTAAGTTTTGTATAAGTAGTGTCGAAATTAATAACAAATTCATTGGTATCCAAATCTTTTACAGCATACTGTGAAGCAGTTGGTAAATAATTTACACCTGTAAATAGAGATGATGTTTGATATACCCTTTTTGGGTATTTATCTGCTACATTAAATCTAAATCTATGAACTGATTCGGGTAAAAATTCTCCTGGGTTTTCAGCTAAAGAAGCTACTATATTAGTAGATGATAAAATACTTCCTGTTGCTGATCCAGTTAATACAGTTGAGTAATCCTCCCATTTAAATTCCAATTCAGGTGGATATATTGTATTAGTGTCAACACTATAAAATTGCATTACAGGTTGGATTTGGGCGTTTGCTGTAAATTCGACTGAATCTTCCCACTTTACAATAAAACCATTATTATCCATAGAACCACTATACCAACGTGATACTACTTCTTTTGTATTAACTTCTAAATCTTTTTCACTTCTAGTATCAAATGATTGAGTAACCTTAAAGTATGTACTACCTGAATTTATTAACCATGCTCCACCACCAGCTCCTACATAATCAGAGTTGAAAGATGAGGTTACTTGATTTCCATAAACATCTTGACCGCTTGAAGACCATGCTACAGAACCTTTAAAATTTGGAGAAAACCATGAAGCACCATCGGTAGTCTGCGGTACATCTAAATATGTTCCAGTGCCATTATACCAATATTGAGCTAATGGATATACCGCTAAATCTGTTGATTCAACGATACCTTCTGCAGTTGCTATAAATGTTTTTAAATTTACATCCCATTGTTTGCCCTTAATTTTATTATTGATAACATCCTCAATTTCATCTTGAACAAATTCAGTTAAAAATCTAGATACTCTGGGTAATGAATCTATAGCTATATTTAAATTTGTTATAGATATAATAGGGTCTATACCCGTATTCATATCTGGGTATAAGGTATATAATGTTGTATCTTTATATGGGAATAATTTGTAAACTGCCATGATTTAAAAAGTTGAATTTGCTGGTAAATCCCCAGGGTTAAAAGAATTTTTATACTCGTTTGTAGGAAGATATTGGTGTACCATATTATTAATAATATTTCCATTTTTATCCATTAAAGGTCCTTGTGTAGTTGTTGTTTGATATACTCCATTAGGTATATTACGTGTACCTGCACTTGCTCTATTTGGGCCTCCTGAATTTCCTGGTCCTGGGTTTTCAATGTCTAATCCTGTTCCATTTTTGAAAATATTTTGTTGTTGAATTTGAGTATTGTTTATACCAAATTCACTTACAGGTTCTCTTTCTTCTTGACGTGAATCTAAGTAAGTGTTAGATGGAGAATATTTGTGGGTATGGTTATAGCTTGGAAAGCTATTAGGCCCCCCTTGAGGTTGAGAATTTTCAACATCTAGGTTTGTTTGATTTAATGAATTTCTTAAGTGAGGTGCTAATGGCATAATTTATTTTTTTATAATGGTACTACTCTACCTTTAATATCTTGGTTGGGAAATTTAATTTCAAAAATTGAAGGGTCTAAGGATGGATATATTACTCCATTTTGTGTTGCTGCTGAGATTTCATATGAATATGGGGAATATCCTAGTGCTGCTCCTGCTTTGTTAGAAACAATTATATTTTTGACTGTTTGAACTCCAGTTATTTTATCTAACCTAACATATAAATCGTTTATTAAGATAGGTTCATTCATTTGCCATTTATCTCTTGAAAAATATTCTTTTAAAGATTCTATACAAGACAATATTACATCACTATTATTATAATTAGGTAATACTATTATTTCAAAATCTATAGCTATGTTAATAATAAAAGCATCTCTTATTTCAATATTATCTCCTATCATTCTATATTGAGATAAATAAGTCCTTAAGTTCTTTTTTAAAGTATTTGTTGCTGTTGAAAGTTGACCTTGACTATTTTGAGATAAAATAAACATATTTAATGTTTCAATTGTTGAAACTTGTTCATCTGTTAGTTTCGGTTTTTCTATATATGTTTTAGTAACAGCCCCAAAATCAGAAGGCATACTTAAAGCTCTAACCATATAATCATCTAATGTAACTGTTCTTTGTTGAGTTGCAATTTGCATTAGAGTATTTTGTCTAATTTCTTCAGGAGTATCACCTGCTTGACCCCCATCTGCAGCTTCAGAATTGTTAACTGCGATTGAATTAAATATAGCATCTGCTGTTATAATATTTAAATTGGGTTTGTTAAATCTAGTATTTGATGTGTCTAACGTTGTTAAATCGTTAGAAGGAACATTTGCTCCAACTCCACCCCCAGTTAAATATCTTACGGTTAAAGTAGTACTTGAAGGTGCTATACCGTAAGTATTTGTAAATAAAAAGTTTGTTGGGGAATATGCGGTTGTAAGCTTATTTTTTTCAAAAGGTAAACCTATACCTACATTATTTGGGTTTGGGGTAATTTCTTCATCAGTATCATTAGGATTACCAGCACCAAATTGGATTTGTAAATTTGAATCTGAAGTTAAACGTGTAGCAAAACGTCTTTGTATTTTTTTCAGTTGTAATAAATAAGGTACATCACCCGCATCTTCTACATTATTGGGATCATTAGGGTTAGTATTTTTAATACTGTCATAAACCATTTCTTGGCCTAAATAATCTACTTCAGACCATACGTTACCATCAGAATCTACAATATCTAATACTCCTATAATATTATTTGTAGATATGTCTACTGTAGAGAATTGTTCAGGTTCTCCAAATGAGAAGTTTTGAGATTTAATTGTAGCCGAGATTGCTTTTCTTGTTTTTTTCAACAAGTAATATGTGGGAACGTTTCCTGCAGTTTTGTATATAGAAATCTCTGTTGGATCCAAAGAACTTGAAACTGAAAAATCACAAGCATCTTCTATAATAAAATTTGTATTTGGGTTAAGTGAAGAAGCTATTGTACTATTTTCTCCAATTGTTAAAGTATAATCAAAATCTGGGACGTAGCTACTTCCTGATAGTTTTGATGGGACTTGTTGGTATAAATCTATAGTAGCTTGAGCCGCACCTGTTGCTTTTGGTTTATAACCAAACATATAAGCTAACTCATATAAACTATTAGTTTGTCTAGCAAATTGTGTAAATGTTTCTTGTAATTGATTATCTAAGTAAAAGGACATTACATCACCTACATAAGCTGCTTGTTCCATAAACATCATACCAGGTGATGTGGGGGAAAAGTCATTGTAAGTATTAGGGAAGTAAGTTTTTGAAAATTCTATTAACTTAGCTCTAATATCTGAAAAGTCTCTATTTACGTATTTTATGTCTCTATTTACTGGGGTAGCCATTATTTAAAGTCTATTTCTAATGTATCATTAATATTAGTGTTTATAACACTATAAGTTAAAGATACTGTTATTGTGTTTGTGTCTTCTTGCCTTAATATTTCCAAATTACCTACAGCTACATTGGGGAAAAATTGTTCTAAATCAGTTGAAATTCTTTCTTCTAGAAAATCTAAATTATCTGTTGTTATTTGTTGGAAGATAAATGCTCTTAACCCCCCTCCAAATGTAGGGTTTAATGGTCTTTCTCCAGGGTTAGTAAGAAAATAATTAATTAAATTGTTTTTAATAGCCGCAGCTGTTGTATAATTAGGATTAAATACCCCAGGCATAGAAAAAGGTATATCTACTCCTACTGCTGCACTTTTATTAAAGTCTATTGGATATATTTGCTGTGCTCCAAATGCCATTATCTATTTGTCATTAATCCCATTATTTGATCCATTCCTACTTCCCCTCCAGGTAATGATCCATTTGCAGATGTTGTGTCTATATTACCTTGTGGGTTAAAAGTTTGAGCATCTTTGCTTGTTAGGTTTAGTTTAGTTTCACCTATAATATCCATGTAAGATTGTCTTCTATCTACTTGTGATACAGGTGGAGGTGTAGTTGAAGTTATGGTTCTATTCTCTTGAACAGGTTGAGGTGTAGGGATTTTAGGAGCTTTAACTGCTTCTAATAAAACTTCCTTTAATTCCTCTTGTATAGCTTCTCTAACAGCTTCTTTAATTAAATTTTTTAGTAACTCGGTTTTCATATACTGTTTTTTATAAATATTATATTATTCTGCTTTTAAATCATTTTGTTTAATATAAAATGTTAACTCATTTATTAGGATTTGATCATTTGATGAAAATGAAG